ACCCCACGCCGACCCGAATTGCTGCGGCGACCCCACCCCCTGTGCAGGGCGCGGCATAAAGCATCCCGATCTACCCCCAGAGGCGTAACTGACGCAGTTGGTGTTGTTGGTGCCGAGAGCCGTGGTGTCAGAGACCATGCCGTTGACCATCACGCCATAGGCGTCGATGCCCGGCGACATGTCCAAATCCCCGAAGGAGTGCAGGGTGCCAAGCGCCGTGGAATGCTGCGTCCAGCAGGGAGCATTCCAGTAATAGAACATCCGGTCGTCACCAAAGATGCACCAGTGGCGGACCCCTGCGTTGGTGGCCGAGTTGTCCGACTTCGACCAGTTATACGTGGTCTGCTGCGCTGCGGTTGGGAATCGGCCCAGCCCGATGTTCGCGTCCGTCATCAACTCGTAGCACTGGATGCCGGCGACCCGATTGCCCATGGCGTAGGCGATCGGGTTGTCATCCACGCGCAGGTAGGCGCCCACCGTGTTGACGGTTGCCGCCGTCCGGTACACCGCCAAGTTGGAGCCGGAGAACGGCTTGGTCCAGCCCATCGGGGCGTACTTGAACTGGATCGTGCCGGTAGCGCTGGCCGGTGCGCTGGGGCTGATGGCGAAGGTGACGGTGTTGAGGGTCGTGGACAGCACCTTGAACTCGCCGTTGTAGGCGGACTCGTTGGCCCCCGAGAACAGCAACACCTGACCCGGCAGGATGTTGTGGACTGTGCCCACGTTGGCCGTAGCAACGCCACCCGTCTGAGCCAGGCTGGTGACGCCGCGCGAGCCATAGCCGTTGAGCAGGCAGGCATCCAGCACGTTGATCAGCGACCCCGCCGTCGCATTGAGGGTCGGGGCGCCGTAGTCTAGCGAGGTGAAAATCTTAGGGAAAGCGGGCATCTTGTCCTCTTATGCGTCGATGTCACCACGGATTTGCAGGCGGAAGCTGTCGCTCTGCCCACTCGCAACGGATTGCAGGACCGTGCGCGCCATCCACAGGGGGTAGTTCGCCGCGGCGGTATTGAACCGCAGCACGTTGCCGGCAGCCCAGCCACCGCCCCACCCCGCTGAATCCAGGGTGAAATAGGGTTGCCCGGTACTCGGGTTGACCGGCGCGATGGTCGCATTGACCGACCCCGTACCGATCTGGCCGACGGACTCGCCGATGATCCGGAACGCGGTCGAGCTATCGAACACAATGGCCCAGCGCTCTTGGATGCACGACTTGTCGGTCAGAACCACCGGGTAGATGGCGAAGTTGTAGGTGGCCGCAGGCGACCCGCCGCTCGGGGCATCGGCCCATACGCTCGCCCACGTAGTCTGCGTGAAGTTCAGCGAACGGCGTGCCTGCAGATCCCCCATGATCAGCGCGGACGACACCTTGGTTTCGTTGGCCGGGTAGGTGTGGGTCAGCTGGCGCATCAGCGTCAGTTGACCGGTGATCTGCACATCTGCCAGCAGGCTCATGTCCTCGACCCGGTTCTCGACGCAATACGGCGCGGTGAGCCCTGCGGTCGACACGGTGCCGTTGAATGTCAGCGTGCCTGCGTCCAGGTTGGCGCTGTACATCGACTCGGCCATGACCTTGACCGGCACCGACGAGTCGATCACGCGCATGGCGGCGCAACGCACGCGGCCCACATCGACCACCAGGCCGTTGCTGGGCGTCACCGCCTGCTTGGCCGTATGGTGGACCACCACCACGTCGCCCGAGCGGTAGATCGGCACCCGGCCATCGGTCGGCAGGCGCACCGGGTCCAGGCCCAGAATGCTGCTGTCCAGCGGCAGGTAGGTGTAAGCGACCGCATTGAACAGAATTTGGTCGGCGTAGACCGGCAGCGGCTTGAAAATCTTGCCTTCGGCGGTCACCGCGCCTGCGTTGTACCAGATCGCGCTTTCGTTGCCCGAGGCAGTCACCATGGTCCCGAAGCGCACCTTGACTACGCCGGTGCTGTAGTTGATGGTGCCGAAGCACTTGCCGGCGCTCTCGATCTTACCGTTGGAGTCGGCGGTTACTGTGTACGGTGCGCCCAGCAGCGGCACCACGCGGATCTGCAGCGAGCCCGGCTGCACCGGCGCGGCTGGCACGCGGAACACCACGTAGTCCGTCGGGTTGCCGTTGATCTGCGTCAGCAGCGAGAACAGCACGATGGCGTTGGAGCCGCCTGCCGCCCATGCGGTCAGCACACAGTCGCCGGTCGCGTAACTGATGGTGCCGACCTGCGTCGCCGCGCCGGTGGCAGTGTCCAGGTCGGTATACAGGTAGCCTGCGCGGTCGAAGTAGGTCTTGCCGCCCCAGGTGAACTGCACCGACCCGGGGACGATGGGCTCGTCGTACTGGCGGGTCAGGTCAAACTTCTGCTCGGTGGCGGTGTAGGTCTGCGAGTTCTGGACCGGCGTATCCGCGGCCACGATGTACTCGACCGTCACCACGCCAGTTTCATCGTTGGGGAACAGCGCGGCGGCGTTGTAGTAGGTGATGCCGGTCAGTGTGTTGCGGTACACCGGGCTGGAACGATCCGGCCAGCCGCTGTCGGCGTTTTTCATGTACCCGATGACGGTCGACTGATAGTTCGGCTGCGGAACCGATACCGTGCGATCCGGATTGAAGCTGATCACCCCAGTCGAGTAGTTGACCGACGAGCCGGCGATGTCGGAGTTGCCGGTAGTCGATGGGATCGTCAGCACGCCGCTGCCGTTGTCCTTGGTCGAGACGGTCGGGTCGATGGCGATGTACTGCATCGCGGCGGGCACGTTGCTGATCACGCTGTAATCGTTGATCAGCACGTTCCAATGCACGCGCAGGCTGTCGGTGAGGATGTTGGTGTCATCCAGCGTCAGGTTCAGCTTGCCCGCGCCGTCGCGCAGCGGGTGCGTGAACGTCTTGGTTTTCTTCACGCCCCTGTTGTATGTCAGCGTGAACACCGTGCCCATGGCCGGCACCGCGTTGGGCACCAGCTCAACCTGGTAGTTGCCGTTGACCCAGCGGACGAAGCCGGTGCCGTCACCCGAGATGACCCCGCTGGAGTTGGACGTGGCGACCTTGGCCGTGCCGTTGGTCCACGCGATGGACACCGACGACTCGATCAGCTTCTGGGTCGGGTCGGCAGCCACCGTGAACTGGATGCGTGGCGCCTGCACGGTCGTGGCCGAGCGGTCGAAATACTGCGACGGCGTGCTCCAGAAAAACATCACGGCCGAGTCGATGTCGGGCAGCGCGCCCAGCGTAAGGACCACCGTGCCGGTGACGTAGTTGATCGAGCCGGAGCCGATGGCCGGGTCGCTGCCACGGATCACGCCGACCGAGCCTGAGCCGCCCAAGTCCTTCATCTCGTACCAGTTGCCTTGCGCCATGAAGGCTACCTGCAACGAGCGCGGCTTCGGCGCCGGGTTCAGCGTCATTGTGTAGACGTTGCCCCGGTTGGTGGTGTCGATGTCGATGCTGGCGGTTTCCGATACCTTCTGCGGCGCTGCGGCCGGCTTGAAGTTGTAGGTGGCATTGCCACTCCAGCCGGGGGTGCTGACGAAGGTCAGGGCGCCGGTGGCGTAGTCGATGGTGCCGACCGTGTTGCCGCTGACGACCAGGTTGCCGGCGCCGTCGTCGGTCAGGGTGACGCCCCCCGACACGGTCAGGGTGCCGGGCAGCACGCCCAGCCCCAGATAGCGCGTGACCGGGTAGCTGCCCGGAAGGCCGATGGTCACCGAGATGGTCGAGGTGCCGGATTGTAGGATCGGCGCGAGCTTGCCGGCAGCATTCAGGTCGGCCAGTGGCGTCTGCGACTGGGCGCTGGGCACCAGTTGCGAGAAGATCGAGTTGACCTTGACCCGGATGTCGCCCGCCGACGCGGCGTCCACCATCTTGGCGATGCCGTAATAGACGGCGGCGTTCGCCACGCGCGTGTCGCGGCAGATCGCCTTGGCTGTGCTGTCGTCGTAGGGGCTTGCCACCGGGCCGAGGAAGTCGTACAGCAGCGGATTGGCGATGGTGCAGGTCACCACCACCCCCTGCCACTTGGTGCCGTTGCTGGCCGTGAATTCGCGTTGCAACGACTCCACCTTGGTCACGCGCACGTACTGGCTAAACTCGGTGACCTTGGCCTCGTCCTGGATCAGACACAGGGTCTGACCGACCTTGGGTAGCGCATCGCCGGGCTTCTGCAGAATCTGGATGGCACGCTGCCCCTGCAACTGGGTTTCCAGCAGTTGACCGGGCCACTTCACGCCGCGCGCCAGGTACGACTCGACGCGATTCTTCGCATCTGTGCGCACGTCCGTCCAGCTCTTGGTCGAGAAAAGCGTCACGCTGACGTTCGGGTCGGCTGGCTCTTGCAGCACGATGGAATGCGAGCCCAGATAACTGTCGGTGCCCGTGACCTGAATCGAAGGGAATGCCTTGCGCAGCGCGATCCGACCGTAGACCCGGTCCAGCTCGGACACGTCAGGGAACAGGTTATTCGAGACGCCATCGACCACTTCGTTGGCGGTAATCCGGCCGCCGCCGTTGTCGGTGTCGAGCAGCACTTCGGACTTCATCAGTTTGATGTCGCCACTTTGGATGGTCATTCTTTAAATCTCCATGAGCCGCAGGGTGGCACGATAAAAGTCCGCGTTGTCCACGTCGCTGTAGTGCACCACCGGCCTGGCGTCGAGCCCCGCCCCGTCGTGGTGTCGGAAGATCACCGTGCGAGCCTGCCCGCGCAGTGTAAGAATCATCTGCTGACCTGCGACTGCGGCCCAATTTCGCAGTTGATCAATCGTCGCCCTGCTCATCCAGGCGCTCGAGTCGTCCTCCGGCTCAAGGGTGATTGGCCGCCCGGCGAGCCGCGTGGCGCTGCTGATGATCAGCGCGCCCGTGATGGTTCGCTGCGCGGTCTGTTCGACCGGTTGCCAGTTGTTTTCGTCGGACCAATACAGGTCCGCATGAAGTTCGACTACGGTCGCGCCGACCGCGAGGGTGATGCTCATACGTTGGACCTCCCTGCCATGCTCTCAAGCTGCCGCAGTGCGCCCACCAGATTGTTGGCGTCCGCCTCGCTTGCGACATTGACTGGCGTACTCTTACCGTTGATGTTGAGGTTGACGGTGCGCGCTGCCGGCTGCGCCGCCTTCTGCGGGTTCGCCTCGGCACCCGTCTTCCCTTGCGCAAGCTGCACCTGTTCCAGGATCGTGCGAGCTTGGTTGTAGGCCGTCTCGACACTCTGGGCACCTTCAAGGGAGAACTGCGCCCGGTAGCGCTCCATCACCTGACGGTTGAACGACGCCGCTTGGAACGCTGCCTGCGCCACCTTCAGGTCATCCCCACCCAGTTCGCCGGCCTGCTGCTTCAGAACCAGGGATGCCAGGGCGTCGTTCTGGTCAACCGTCAGCCGGTTGCCACCACGCCCTCCCTGTGCGCCCCCCTGGCCCTCAGCCTGCGCGCGCTGATAGTCCGACGCCTCAGTGTTGCGGGCGCGCAGGGCGTCGATTTCCAGTTGAAGCTGGCGCACCTGCTGCTCGCCGGCCTGCGCCTCCAGTTGCTTCGCCTCCGCGTTACGGATGCGCAGATCGATCTCTTCCTGTTTCGCCGGGGTCAACTCGCCCTTTGCCGCGAGTTCCGCCCGCTCGGCTTCGGCCGCCGCGATGCTCGCTTTGGACTCGGTGTTGACCGCCTCAATGTGCGCACGGGTGATGTCGATCTCAATCCGCTTCTGCTTGATCTTGGCGTCGATAGCCTGGCCAGTGAGCCCATAGAGCTCGGCCTCCCGCTCCTGTGTCTTGGCCGCGGCCAGTCGAAGACGCAACCCAATCTCGGTCTCGGAGGCGTCCTGGCGCAACGAAGCAACCTTGCGCGCGGCGGCGCGCGCAGTATCGTCCAAGGCGTCGTGGTACAGCGCCTCCGCGGCCGCCGCGCCGCGGGCTGAGGCGGCCACCTCTTCCTGTGTCGCGGTGCCCGCCGCCTGTTGGGACTGCAGGCGCTGCAGCTCATCCTTCGCGTCCAGGGCAGCCTTGCGCAACTGGTCCAGGGCGGCGGCATTGTCCCTGTAGACCTCGACCGCCAAGCGGCGGGCGTTCGCCTCGCCGGCCGCCGCGTCCGCCGCCTGCTTCGCCTTCTCAGCCTCGGCTTCCTTCTTGGTGATCAGGTCGGTCAGCACCTTGACCTGTTCGGCTTGGTCATCCCGAAGGCCGCCCGACGCCGCAGCAGCAGCGTTCAGCGACTCCACCTGCGCTTTGAGGTAGATCACCTCCTGCTGGCGCGCCGCCGCAACACGTTGGGTGGCCGTTTCGTTATCGGCCGCGACCACCGCCGCCACGCGCCGCAACTCAATCTCATTGCCCGCCAGAGTGGCGAGCTGCACAGAGGTTTCGCCTTCCAGCTTCTTAGCGGCGGCGAGCTTCTCTGAAACGAGCGTGTTGGCCTCGGCCTGCTCGTTGACCTTCTTGTAGGCCGCCTGGATGAGATACCAGCCGGGCGCCGCGCCGGTAGCTTGGGCGCCCGCCTGCGCGGCCGCAGCGCCTGCCGCCCCCTGTGCCTGAGCATTCGCCCCGGCCGACGCTGCGGCCTGCTGCTGGGCCTGCGCATTGGCCTCGTGTCCCGCAGTGGCCCCCGCCGCCTGAGCACCGGCCTGCTGGGCGGCGGCGCCCACCTGGCCCTGCGACTTCGCTGCCTCCGACGAACCTAAGGCGAGAGCCTGCAGTGTCCGCCCGAGCTTGGCCTGCCGGTTGATCATCTCATCGCCCAGCCGTCCCGCCTCAGCGACGGCATTCTTGAAGTCGCCCTGCACCACTCCGGCGACCAGCGTGGCGCCTTGGCGGATTGCCGTGAACATGGTATCGAGCGAGACCGACACGCCCATCGCGACGCTGCCGGCTACGACGCCTACCGCGCGCAGCGCCCCCGTCAGCACCTGCAACGCGCCCGTGTCGCCGATCGTCTGCGACGCCTCGGTCATGGTGTTCTTCAGACGGTTCCAGGTCGCCTGAAAGCCAGAAACCTCCTCGGTCCCCTTCGCGAGGGTCTTGGTGAGCGCAGAGGCCAGCGCAGGCAGCATGTCCTTCGACATGACCTGCCCCTTCTCCACCATGTCGGTCAGTTCCTTGACCGTCAGGCCCAGCCCGTCCGCTGCCGTCTTCAGTGCGCCCGGCAGCGAGTCGCCCAACTGGCCGCGCAGTTCCTCCATCGAAACGACGCCCTTGCCGGCCATCTGCGACAAGGCCTCAAGCGCCAGCGATGCGCGCTCGCTGCTGAGTCCCATCTGGCCAGATGCGCGGGTCACCGCGGCGAATACCTCTTCGACAACCTTCGTCGAAATGCCTGCCTGGCTCGCCGACACCGAGAAACGCAGGAACGAGTCGGAGATCTCGCCGATTGCGACGCCCGACCGGTTGGCGGTATCGCGCAGAAAGTCGATCTGGCGGGCGGCCTCCTGCGTGCTACCTGTGGTGATCGCCAGCGAGCGGCGCAACGTCTCGAGCTGGACGTTTGCATTGATGAACTTCTGGCCGAGTTCGATCGCGCCATATGCGGCAGTCAACTGCCCGAATGCGCTTGACACTAGGCGGCTCGCCGCGGAGGTCTGGTTAAGCGCCTCCGGCACACCGTTGAGCGAACCCTTCAGCGTCTCGATACGCCGCTGCGCCGCGGCAAAGGCACGGTCGAAATCTGCGCCGCTGACGCTCGCGTCGTTCGCAAGTCGCACCAGGGCCGTGTTGATCTCGTTGATTTCCCGCTGTACCGACTGCGCCGAGCGCACACCGGTCTTGGCGAAGGCGTCGTCCAAGGACTGCCGCGCCTGCGCGCTGGCTTTGGTAAAGTCAACCCAGCGCTGCTCAGCGGCGATGCGAGCGTCCGTGGCAGACTTCGCTAGCGCGGCCGACTCCGCATACTGACGCTTTTCGGCCTCGAGCTGCTCGCGCGCCGCGGCTTCCAACCGATAGCGGTTGTTGAACTGGATTTTGGCAAGACGGTCTTCCTCCGCCGCTGCCGCGCGGGTCGCCTCCGCTGCGTCCGCCTCGGCCTGGCGCAACTTGACCAGCGCTTCCTGCTGTTGCGAAACTTCCTGCGTCGTCCGATCGAAGGCATGCAACAACTCCGTCTGCGCGGCGGCGAGGTCGGACGCGCCAACGCCGGCAGCCTGCAGAGCGTCCCGGGATTCCGCCAGGGCAGAGTTGCGCTGCTGCAACCCCTTCGCGGCCTTCTGCGCTTCGGCGTTGGCCGCGCGCGACTCACTGGCAAGCGTCTTCTCCGCCTGCCCTGCCGCCACCGCAGCTTCCGTGGCCTGGCGCAAGGCTTCCCGCTTGTCTCGCAACGCCGATTTGGCGTCCAGGATGCCAAGACTGAGCGTCTCGACCTGGCGCTTGTAGTCTGCGGTCTTCTTGCCGGCGTCGTCGTATTCGAGCTTTAGGCGAGCCAGGGCGTCCCGCTTGTCGGCGATGTCGTTCTGCGCCGCGCGCACCTCTGCACGAGCCTGCGCCTCGGCATCCCGAAAGGTGAGAGTTGTGGTTTCAAGCGTGCGGAGCTGGTCGCTGAATTGCGACGCAGTATCGGCCGCCTGCTTCTGGGCCGCAGCTAGTTCCTCGACTTCGCTGCTGAGCGACTTGACGGCCTGCAGCGCGTCCGTCTGCTCGGCCAGGCGATCGAGTTCAGTCGCGAGCCGATTGAACTCTGGCGCAGCGTCGCCGCCTTCCTTGGCGAGCGCTTTGACGTCTTCTGATAGCTTGCGGATGCTCTCGGCACCATCGGTCGATACTGCGACCTTGAGCGATACGTCGCGGGAATTATCGGCCATGTTCTGTCAACGCTGAGAGTAGGAGACTGGCCGGCGCACATCGGCGCGCCGGCGCGTGCCCCGGAGCATTCGCCCCCCGGGCACGTATGCTCGGCTTAGGAGGCCGAGTCGAGCAGCTTCACGACAAACGGCTCGGTCTTGCCGACCGGAGTCTTCAGCCGGCCCGGCAGCGAGATCGATGCGAAGTCGTTCTGCAGGAAGTCGAAGGCGGAGTTTGCTGCGATCACCGCTTCAAACACGTCGACGATGACCGGCAGTTGGTCGGCAAAATTGATGCCGTCGAGACGGAACTTGGCTCGAATCTGCGAGTTGGTAGCGCCGCGAATCTGCGTGCCGGTCACGGCGTTGTAAGAGCCGCTGACCTTGAGCTGCGCACCGTCGGCGATCGCACCGCCGCTCAGCACGCGCACCCAGCCCATGCGCCAGTTGACCTCGTAGTCGGTGCCGAGCACGTAGGTGGTGGTACCTGCCTGATTCTTGACGGCAAAACCTGCTTGCGCGAAGTTGCTCTTCGACAGTTCGATCCAGGCGCCGAGCTTCGCGACGGCCGCCTCGTCAGTGATCGTGCCCGCAGCGGTGTTGATCGCCGAGTCGGTACCGAGCAGCGCGATCGATAGCGATTCCCGATTCACTTCCGGCAGGTCAACGGTGAATTCGGACGGCTGCGCCAGCGCCACCGACTCGATCACCTGACCGTAGGTGCTACGGCCGCGAGACGACAGCTCCTTGAGCTCGACATTCGGCTTGATCTCGAACTTCGTTGCCTCGTATGGGCCCTTGAAGGCGTCAAACAGAGCAGTTGCAGGGTTGTAGCGGGCGATGTAGAGGTCGCCAGCGCCCAGGAATCCACGAGCAGACATAGTTTGGTATCTCCGAAAAATCGCCACACTGGCACGATGGCAGTGTGGCGATTCGGGGGATCCCGCGCCTGCGGGCCAATTTCGTCAGGGATTCGCCAGGTCTTCGGTGTAGAGCACGTCGATGTGGATGCCGGCGAACACAATGGCGGCCCCGTCCTCGCGCGCGCCGATGGTGCGTCCCTTGTAGGCGACCTGCTTGGCCTTGCCGTTGAGGCGCAGGCCGTGCTTCGGCTCGCCGGAGAAGATCGCGCGCTTCAGGTCTGCGATGATGAGGTGCGCTTTGTCGTTCGGGTGGTCGGGGTCACAGGCGTCGTGGGCCTCGAACAGGTAGCGCTGGTTGAGGCTCGCATTGGTGCCCGAGTCATCAGCGGGCGTGTCGTTGCCCTCGACCAGGACGACACAGGGCAGATGATGCTCTTCATCCAACCTGCGCTTCCCACGAAAGACATGCAGGCCGATGTCGGTGTTGTAGCCGTTCGCCTTGGTAATCGTCGCCAGGCGCGCAGCGAGTTCCGCCGCGATGTCGCTTGCTTTGCTCATGCGAGCGCCTTCCTCAGTTCTTCTTCCGTCAGCGTCACGACGGTCTTGCCCAGCCGCTCAGTCACCTGAGCAAGGAAGTCGTCGGACAGCGCGGCACGAAAGAGTTGGTAGACGGATGGGCCGTACAGCGCCTCGACCTTGCGGCGGGTGCCCTTCACCCGCTCCACAAGCAGGTTCACGCCGTTCTTGTGGATCACGAAGGCGTAGCTGATCGCCTTGCGGCTGCCGCGCGTCACCTCAACGGAAACGCCGGCTTGCTTTCGGTCCACCGGAATGCTGCGGCTGGGGTCGCCGGTCCGCAGCTTCCAGGGGAGCGGCGAGCCGGGCTTGCGCGGATTCACACCCATCTTTCCGGGCGTGAATAAGTCGTTGGGGTACTTGACGACCTGCGTCAACTGCACTGCGCCGTATCGCCCGAGCGTCGTCGCTCGCCTGCGCGCCAGGATGACCGCGACAGGCATCAACGGATCCGTGGCCGGCTCGAACGCCATCCTCTCCTGCAGGTAGGAATCCGGCAGGTTGATGCCGGCATTCATCTTCGCGCGGGCGTCCTTATAAGCGGGCTCTGCCACCGTGTTGACGGCCGTCAGTGACGCCTGGCCCAGCGTCGCCGCATCGAGCCGCCCGAGCGCCTGTGCCACGCCCTCAAGTTGAGTCGCGTCGATCTTGACGACGAACGAGCCGCGTGTCATCACGCACTCCGCAGGACGTGCCGGACCGTGTAGCCGTTATCCTGGAATGCCGGCGAATCGATCACGTACGCCTGGCCAGAGATCGGCGCGCCCTCTGCGTCAACGAATACCAGGGAGTCCCCCGATTTCGCCGCGGTGGCCTTCGCCATGGTGGCGACGGTCCGGTTGTACACCATGTCGCCCTGCGTAACCTCGACACCGTGCTCGACATTGACCCGGCATGGGGTGTCACCACGCAGAACCGCATCCTCGCCCAATCGGGCGAGGATGCGGTCCGTCATGCGAGCGAACGCGCGCAGAGCCATTACGCGACGGTAAGCTTCACCACCGCGCGCGGCCGGGTGCAGAGGGAGATCGGGTTCGACTGGGCTTCCAGCTCGACACCCTTGTTGAACCCCATCGCTTCCTGCTTGGCGTAGTACGGCAGGCCGTTGGTGTTCACCGTCTCCATGTAATCGGCCGGCGCGAAGTTCGTCACAAACAGGTCTGGCACGCCCTCCGGCACGAGGTGGGCATCGCCGGCCGCGATGAAGTCGGTGCCACCGACATTGCCGCGGTACTCTTCCCAGGTGATGCCCGCAAACTCGAAGCCGGCCCGCTTGTCAGTCCGCAGGAATTCGCCGTTCATCCAGCGATCGTACGCGCGCTCGACCGCCGGGTGACCCACAAGGGCGTCAAAGAACGCCGCCGAGCACAGAGCGCGCAGGCCGCTGTACATCAGGCCTCCGAGGGCATCTTCGACCAGGCGCTTCGCCGCGACGGCCTTCAGGCGCACCTTGGTCGCATCAGTACCGAGGGCCATCGCGAACGACTGCTGGCTGACGCCGAACGTCGACCACAGGTCGAGCAGCACCGTGGTGCCGTCGGCATCGAGCACCTGGCCCTTGATCGCCCCGATGCGCTGGTATTCCATCGTTACATCGATGTTGCGGCGCATCTTGGCGAGCTTCTTGTTCACCACCGTTTGCACCGCTTCCAGTTCGGTTTCGCTGCCGAACGCGCGCAGGTTCTGCACTTCGTCGGCAACCACCGCGCCACGCTGAGGCAGGTGCACGGTATTGATCGAGACCAGTTGGCGCTTGTCGTTGGTCACCGGTTTGCCGGGAGCACCGCGCTGCGCCGCGGGCACGAGCGACAGGGTAGTACCCTGCTTCTCGATCGACAGGGCGGTCGTGGTGATGCCCTCTTCCGTGAACAGGCCCAGCTCGCCGATGCGGGTCGGTTGATGGGGAACGTCGTTGATCGCCTTGGTGAGCGACGCGACGCTGAATGCGTCGTTGTGGAAAATATCGAGATGCGGCATGTCTATGAACCTCCCTATGTATCGTGGCCGTACTGTCCGTGAGCCGGATTAGCGAACGATGATGCCGACGGCAGCCAAGTCGGCTTTCGCCGGCGTATCGAGGCCGGTCAACTCGGCGCCGATGACCTCCGCCTGGCGAGCGATGACGACGGCGTCTTGATCCACAGCCAGATCCGGGGCGGCTGCGTACAGCACCGCAGCGGCAACTTCACTGCCATCGGCTGCCGCGTTGTTGTAAGCAACATACTTGCCGCTGGTTGTGATCTTGCCGAGAACCGTGCCAGGGACCAGAGCGCCCGCAGCCGCCGCGATGGTGACTTCTTCCCGGCTGATGGAGCCGTTGCCTTCCGACAGCAGAAACTCGCCGGTGTGCTTGCCTTCGATGAGTGCCATTTCCTTAACTCCTTACCGAGAACGACGCGCAGCCCAAATATCCGCAGTCTTGACGGCTACCGGCTGCGCGGGATTGGTTGCCGTGCTTTTACCCTTCGGCGCGGTGTCGATATGCAGCTGCTCGTCCGCTTCGGCGAGCATGGAGCACAGCTTTGCGCGAACGTCTGCCGTCGAAGTCCGCGCTTTGATGAACTGTGCAGCGGCATCGGGCTTCTTGGCGACGGTGCACAGCGCCTTGATTTCCCGGGCGTCGTTGATGGCCGCGGTGACGGCTTCGACGGTCCCGAGAGCTTGATCGAGTGCCCACACCGGAGCGAATTCCGCCAGGCCAGCCTGCTCAGCGAGGGCAGTCACCTGATCGGCAAAGGTCGCGGCGGATTCCTGCGCCCCATACTTCGGCTCAGGCGCGGGATCTACCTTCGGTTCAGGCGTCTGCGCGGCCTTGAATACGGCCTTCACGTGCTCCGGCAGGCGATCGAGTTCGAAGCTGGCCGACACCTTCAGCGCCGGCTCGACTTCGTCGGCAAACCCCAGGTCTTTTGCTTCGGCGGCGGTCAGGTAGCTTTCAGCGGCGAGCAGATCCTTGATCTCCTGCTCGGACTTTCCCGTGCGGGCCACGTAGGTGGCCACCAGGCTCGAACCGATCTTCTCGAGCGTGTCGGCAAGGTCGCGCAGCTCGTCGGCGTTGCCGTAAGCGAACGTCCACGGGTTATGCACCATCATGAACGTGTTCTCCGGCATGGTGATCTTGTCGCCGGCCATCGCAATGACGCTGGCGATGCTGGCCGCGATGCCGATCACGCGCACGTTGATGGTCTTGCCGGAGGCGCGCAGCGCGTTGTAGATGGCAAGGCCGTCGAACACGGAGCCGCCAGGCGAGTTGATCGACAGATTGATCGTCTTCGCCTCAACCTTGCGGAGGTCAGCGATGAAATCCTTCGCCGTCACGCCCCAGTAGCCGATCTCATCGAAGATCGACACCTCGGCGGCCTCGGCGCCATCGGCGGCATTCTGGAAGTTGTACCAATTACGCATGGATCAGTCCTCTCAATGCTCAGGATTGTGTGTGGCACGCTGGCTGCTCGCCTGCGTACAAATTTCGGGCTAGTTGAACGGGTTACCGATTCCCGACTTGAAACGCGCCCAGGCGTACATCACGAAGCTGCCAACGGTGCCAATCCACACGATTGGCCTGGCGATCTTGCCAAGCACCTCCAGCGTCTTGAATGCCCCCTTTGCCGCCGCGAGCACTTCGATCAGGTCGGAGGTGTTCTCTTCGATTCGCTTTGTGGTCGCCGTGTTCTCTGCCAGATTCGCCTCGACCCTCTCGACACGCTCCGCCAGGGCGGCGATTTCGCCGGTTCCGGGGTAGCGGACAGCATTTCCGTAGTCGTCTTGCATCTCAGCCCCCTGGTTGCCGCGTCTTCTTTAGCGCGGGATCTTCGGTCGATGCAGTGCCATCCGCCTCCTTGCCGGCCGGCGGAGTGAGGCCGAGGCTATCGGCCCGGGCCTTGTCGTCCGCGCGCTCCTGATCCACCTTCTCCGGATCGTCACCGCGCTCGGAAACGACGCTCGACCGACTCCGGAAGCCAGCGTTGACCTCGATCTGCTTGCCTTGAACGTCCTGCACGGGGTGGATGTACTGCCAGCCATGCGGTGCCCACTCGACGCGCTTCACTTCGTCGGCTTCCCCAACGGAGATGGCACCACTGAGAACACCGGCATCAACCCAGGCATCACGGATTGGCTGGCAGAGCATCGGGATGACGATCTGCCACTGGCGCTGCTCGGCAAAGCGACGGAATTCATTGATGATCACGCGCAGCGTGCGGTCTGACACCTCCTTGATGTCGCCGCTGAACAGCTCGTATGGCAAACCCTGGCCAGCTGCTGTGCCCAAGTGCTGCGAGCGCATGAAGTCCGGGTAGGCCGTACCCGCATCCGGCGGGGCGGAGAACTTCACGTCCTGCCCGGGATCCAGTTCCTGCGACATGCCAGGCTCAAGCCCTGCCAGGGGCAGACCATCGTTACCCCAATCCACCGGCAGGTTGGTAAGGGGATCGATGTCGCCGTCGACGCCCCCGGGCATGGTGCGCGTGATGAACACCGTGAAAAGGTTGGCCAGCTTCTGGCGCTCCAGCACGTTATCGTCGAAGTCCGCCACATTGCGCAGGCGCGCCAGGATCGGCGCAAGCGACGACACGCCCCGCAGCTGGCCCGGGCGTTTGGGTTCGAACATGTGCAGCACTTGCTCTGCCGGCACGCGAAGCAACCTGCTCGCGTCGATGGTGCCGGAGAACGGGCCGTCGCCCGGGTGATCGCGGTACATCCAGTAGGCGACGCGGCGCCCATATTTATTGCGCTCTATGCCTTGCCGGATGGTGTTGCCTGCAGGCATACCCGGCCAGTAGTCGGCGTCCAGCAGCGGCACGAAGTCCGCCTCTATAAGCTGGACCTGTAGGGGCACCGCCAGCGGTGCGTCGATCTGGCGGGGGCGCAAGCGCGCGAACACCTCCCCCGATTCAAGCCAGGAACGTACCCCAAGGGTCTGTAGACCATAGAAATTGAGCACCCCATCCGCGTCGGCCTGCGACACCCAGGCATCCCACAGGTCATTCAGCTCCTGCTTCCGGGTCTTGGACTTGATACGGCGCAGGCGCGGCACAATGCCGATGCCAATGAGGTTTGTCGTCCAGTGCTGTGTGCTGGATTCGCCCGACCAGTCATTGCGACCGGCGTCGCGCGCGCGGTCCCGGATCTTCTGCAGGCCGGTGATCGCCCGGTTCGGCCCGGACGTGGGCGGATTCCAGCCGCGCATGCGTCGACCGGAGCCAGCGGCGTCATATCGCGCCTTGACTGCCAGCACGCCGCCACCGGCGCCTTGCGCGGCGGCCTGTGCCGCGGCCTTCCGCTTCCGAGCCGACGCCATCAGTAGCCCCGCCCGTTCTGGTACAGATACACGCGGCGCGGACGAGTCTTGCCCGACTGCTTCGCCAGCTGGGCTTCCAGGTCGGCGCGCGCCTTGATGAGGTCATCGACCGAGCGATACGTGATGCTCTGCCCGCCGAGCGTGACTTGCCGCTCGCCGGATGCGATAGCCTCGTTCAGCGCGTCGATGTCCGCTTGGGTGACTGCCATGTGGATTTGCGTGGGCCGGTTTCGTTCACGCAGATCATCACGGTTCAAGTCCGACAGTGCCTGCGGGCGGATTTCGGGCGAGTCAGCCCAGGTATGACGACCGGGCGACGCGGCGCCTGCGAACTGCAGGCACGGCCGGCGCTGCTTCGGGCTGCGGACGCTCAACAGCCACGCTCGCCTTCATCTCCCGGCGATCCTCGACCGCGATCAGTTCAGAGTTCTCCACCAGAGGCTTTGCCCAAGTGGGGGCACGGTCCCAGTTCTTGATCTTGTCAGCCCCCAGGCGCAGGCGGGCGGCGATAGCGTAGACGCACAGGTCAAACGCCTCATTGCGCTTTCGCACCTGCTTCCAAGTGCCACTCGGGTCACGGACTTCGGCGGTGAGTTCGTCGAAGAACGCCATGGGCAGCCAGCCGCTTGGATTCAGGGGGCTTTTCGGCTTCGAGAAGTGGTAGTAACCTGGCCCGGGCGACGGTCGCCGCAGCCCCGCGGCGACCTCATCCTTCAGCAAATTTGGGTTGAAGACATAGAGCGGGATGTCGCCCTTCTCGCGCCCGTTGCGGTTACCGACCCACGATTCCTTGATCCGCGGCGCCGTCTTTGTCGAGGCGCCTTTCACCAGCATCACCCGGCTGTGCAAACCCTCGCGCCGCAGGCGCCGGTACCACGCATACGCCTTGTCGGTGACACCGTCCTCGCCGCCCGAATCTACGGCCACCATCTTGACCCGCAGTTCCAGCCCATCCATGGGCGTGCGATAGGTGGCGCGTACCACGCGCTCGGTCAGCACGTCCCAGTCCTCGGCGTAACTGGCCGGATCGATTGGCGCCATGCCGTCCATGCCTTCGCGCGCCGACTCGGTGATGTTGTAGCGGTCGACCAGCCATTGCTCGTTGTGGGGCCCGTGCGCGTGCACCTGCACGACGAAGCGCGCGTTGGTTCCGCCCTGTACGTCAACCTGAGCCGTCAGGAACCGTGTTTGCTCCGGCGCGATGTAACGCACCAGGCCCTGCTCCGCGCGGTCAGCCGGGCCAACCGACGTTCGACCAGCTTCCGCTAGGTGCCGGCTCATGTAGGGCATGCCCTGATCGACGTTGGTCGTGTTTTTGAGCGGCTCTTCGTCGCCGCTGAGCTCGTACTGCCGCAGCGCGGTGAAATAGCGCAGCAGCAGGGACTTCCACGACTGGAAGGCGGCCGCCACACCGCCCAGCCAGTAACCCGCGACTGGCGCCGCGACCGCCTCGCCGGCCAACTCGTCGTCCACTGTGAGGTGCTGTCCCTCAGCCAGCCAGCGGCCGCCCCGGTTCAGCGCCGGCTTCGCCTTTGGCAGGTGGACGGCGCCGCAATGCGGGCAGATGATGCGGTTGTACTGGTCTGCGAGGGCGTTGATGTCACCCTCGCGCACGAGCTGGCCGAGTTCATCATCCGGCGGCAAGTTGAACAGCGCCAGGCCCGGCGCGGCTTCGAACCACTCGCGGCAGTCGGGACACTTCCAGTACCAGCGGCGGCGGTCAGAGCCGTTGTAGAGGCCGAGGATGCCGTTCGTCGGCGGTGCCTCGTGTGGCGTGGCCGGGCGCCAGTTCGGGTCTTCAAGGTCGCGGCCAGGGGACGACTCCGCCAGGGCCATGCCGCGGCTCATGAACGTGGTGGTGCGTTTGAGGCCAAGCGGGAACGGCGCACCTTCGCCGCCAATGTCGTCCGGCATTCGATCGAGATCGGTGAATGCCACGTAGCGATAGGTGGATCCGGACAGGTTCGAAACGGTAGGCCACGCAATGCGCAGCCACATGCCGTGCCGGAACTGCTTGTCATGCACGGTGTCGTCCTGACTCGCCGCCGACTTCATTGCGGCGAGGTTTGGCGAGTGCCGCAGGGCGCGGTCGATGTCCGTCTTCGAGAACTCACGCGCCTTGTCCTGCGACATTTGCACGAACAGCATGTCGCCCGGGTCATTGACAACGGTGTGCGACATCCATCCCAGAAGCAGCGATGCGGTCTTGCCGGTACGCGCCGGCCCGACCACCACCACCGCCTCGTGGTGCCGGCTGGCCAGCATGTCCGTTGGCTCCACCATGTACGGCGTCTCGTCTGGTGACCAGGGTGTCGCCGGTCCACCGGTCTGCTTGATGATGAGGTTCTGCGCCGCGCCCTCGCTCACCGACATGCGCTTGGGCGGGCGAAACGCCTCGTATGGGCTCAGCACATCGCCGAGTGCGACCTCGTAGTGAGCGGCTTCCTCAGACATTCCCGCCCCCCATTTTCTCGAACACATCCGCCAGTTCGTCCAAGGATTCATCGACCTGCCGGCCGATTTCCTCGGCAATGTCAGGCGCCAGCGCCAGGCGCCGCTCGAGGTGGTCAGGCAGGGAGCGCAAGGTTTGGGCAATCGTGGAGTAGGCCGTGGCGGTCGCCTGGACTACTGCCGCCCGCGAAACGTATTCGCCGCTCTTGATCTTGAACTCGAGCTCGTTCAGGTCAGCCTTGGCCCGCTCATTGCGCGCCCGGGCCTCATCGAAGTCCTCGACCGCCACGGGCTTCACGTATTCCTTCGGCTTCCGGCCGGCGCCTGAGCGTGCACCGCCGTGGCCGTTGCCCTTCGAGGTGCGGGCCGGGGTCGTTTGGCTCATCCCCGTCAACCCCCTGCCGTGCGCTCGTCGGACGCCGGGGCCACGGTCGGCTTCAACCAGGCATGAAGTTCCGAGGCGCGCACGAATAGCAGCCCGCGCTCGCCGAGCTTTACCAGCTCAAGCGGCGCGTCACCCCGCCTGATTGCGGATTCCAACAGATCGACGGAGATGCCCACGAGGGCAGCCGCAGCGGCGAGCCGGTAGAGGCCTGGCGACGCCGCGGGCGCAACTTGATTTCTTTCCATGCCGAAAATGGTGCGTTTTCGGTGCTGTCGCGTCCTGCGGATGGATTTCGGGGTTCTGGCTGTGGTGTCGGGGCTGGCGGGGATGTTTCAGGGATCAATGCCCCGTAATCAAGTTTTGAAATCCGAAAAACTCCCGAAGGCCGGGCCTCTTCGCGCCCGCACGTACTAGGATTCCCCCGGGGCCCCCGCCAAGCCAGCGATGCGCGTGATGCAAGGCTGTCGGCCGGATCGCCCATTGCGTGGCCATCCCGCCAATGCTCAGCCGCAAGCCAATGGCCACACCAGACCTGGTGCCGGCGCGCTGGCTTTGAGCCTGTGGCAGGCAGACTGTGGCAATGGGGGTGGATGCGGAAGCGTATGAGGTTGACAGTGCAGCCCCTCATGGCTGTACTGATATGGTGAAGCGCCCTGCTGTCCTACCGCGGGCTATGCCAGGCAGCCCAAGTCAAGAGGCATTTGGGCGGGGTTGCCTTCCCGCACCTTCTTCGGGGCACGGCGCATGATGAGCGGGATCAGGTCCATGCGCTCGATCTTGGTGCGGATCTGCTGCACCCGGCGCTCAGTCAAGCCAGTGATCTGAGCGATCTCCTTGGAGCCCTTGCCCTTGGCGATCAACTGGGCGATGAGGCGGTTCCGGCGGTCGATCTCTTCTAGATGGCCTTCGGGGATGGCCAGCGTCTCGGAGCCGTACGCGGCGACCAGGCGCCGGTAGGCCGACAGCCCGATCAGGCGGGACACTGGATGGTTTTCATCTGCCGTGGCGGGGACGTACAGATTGGCGCCACCGAACCAAGCCACCAGCAGCGAGGTCGCCGTGTAGCCGATCTCAGCGCTCACATCCTCCAGCACTCCGTTTGCCTTGGTTCTGTCCATCATATCGTCGCTCAGTCAAAAACAACCCCGAAGGTGGAAGCGGCGTGCGCCTCGACCTGCCTCATGTATTCCGCCATGGCGCCGACAGTGATCTCGCCGCGGGCGATCGACGGCTCGACCAGCGCTAACCGGCCGTCCGACAGGCGATGTTCCTTCGGTGGCAGGAACCGCTCCTTCATGTGCCTGTGCCAGGTGGCCTTGCTGAACCGGCAGCCGGCGACCACGGCCTGCTCGGCAATCAGCTCGATCACCGCAGCCCAGTAGAAGCGGACCTGCTCCTCTGTGCGGTCAGCACTGTCGTCTACCAGGATCACCCTGAGGGGTCGACCGTCGCGTGCCATGGGTGGGGCTGCCGCGCGGACGGTGGACACGACTTCGGCCCAGTCCGCACGGCCCCTCAACGTGAATTCCCGGTAGACAGAGGTCACGTCTTTAGGCTGCCGTCGGGCCGCCGCGGGTGACGTGGCTCGCGCCGGCGCTAATGCCGATGGCGGTCAGCGGCGCAGTCATCGGCTCGCCGCTCCAGGCGATATAGCCGTTCACGCCGAGCGAGATGTCCTTGGTGTCGTCGTCGCCGAGCAGGCTCAGTGCTGCGTCAGCGTTGGCCAGCACGGCGGCACGATCGCGCTCATGGTTCGGGAACTGGGGCAGCACCTTCGCGTCGAACTCGGCTTCGATGGCGGCGCGAGCTTCGGCCTTGGTGGCGGCTTTGACTTGGAGCGAGTAGCTCATGGGACTTTCCTTTACACAGTGGTCGCGCTTCGGGATGGGCGCGTGACCTAGGCCCGGTTCAATTTGTTTCGTTGCTGCGTCGGCTCGTGCCTTGGTCAGCGTGCGCGTCTTTGCCACGGCGCACGCGATCTGCTGGCAGCGCATCCGGCTGATTCCGTAAGCGGCGGCCGCGACCGCCAAGGATTTGCCTTGGATGACCAGCATGTGGTGGATGGCGCGGTTTCGATCTGCTTTCATCTTTGCCGCAGGTAGACATCGATCGGACCGAGCTCGAGTACGGCGCGACCGCGAGGCGCGCGCCAGTATCCAAAACCCCAGCGAAGCGGGTTGAACCCGCGGAATTTGAAGCGCAGCATCAGGCGGCCTCCCGGTCTTCGTCGAGGCCAGCGGCCGGCATGCGACGCGTACCCTCCTTCCTCAGCCGGACGACGTTGCCGGACCGGATGCGCCGGTCGGCCTCGAAGATCGCAGCCGCATGCTGGCGCTTCGTGACGGAGGCCAGCAGATCCTCGTACAGCGCCATGGCCTCGTTGAGGCGCGGCAGATCGCCAACACCCAGCCGCAGTGCACCCATCGCCTTGCAGCGCTCACCAACGTTGATCATGGCGTTCTGCGCGGCGTAGATCACCGCCATTCCGACTTCGCGGTTGTTGGCCTTCTCGCACAGCACCTGCGATGCATTCAGGGCATTGACGATCGTGTGCCAGTCGTCGCGCGTGGCCTGGCCGCGCGCCAGCGCCTGCACTGACCAGTGGGCCGCGCCGAGGATGGTTTCGCGGTCGCTCTGAGACAGCGGCTGGTCACTTTCGAACAGCAGCGCGGTGATGTTCGTGCGCACGTCGCGCGGGCGGTAGGCCTTGTTGCGCCTCTTCTTGCTCGTGGCCATCAGAACTCCTCCCTCACCCATCCGCCGCCCTTCTTCATGGGCAGCTTTGTCGCCTTCACCACGCGGAAGTACGGCAGCACCTCCGCGCATAACTTGATCTTCATCTGGCCCTTGTCCGTGGTGTAGCCGCCCTTCGTCTCGTGGATGGCCAGCCGCATGTCGTCGTGCAGCACCAGGAAGTCCACCTCGTAGAAGGTGTTGTCGGCCAGGCGCACACGCATCGGGTGAAACTTCCAGTCGATGACCAAACCCTGGCGCATCTCTTCCTCGAGCAGGACCGAGTAGGCGCGCTCGGTCTTGTTCATCTGGTCCTTGGGCAGGCGGCCCAGCGCGTGGAAGCGCGCCATCGGATCGACATTGCCGGCGGTCGCGGCCGGCACAGCCTTCTCTGGCTGGCGCGCCTGGTGGGCGGCAAGCTGCTCGGGCGTCCAACGAAGCATCTTGCTCATGCCGCTTCCTTATCGCCTTGGGCCGCGGCGATGACCGCCTCCGCGTCGCGGAACTGCTTGAAGCCGTATTGCATGCTTCGGACGATTGAGCGCAGTTCCTTGACCGTCGTGTCAGCCTGCGCGAGCGTGATCATGTCCCGCAGGCGGCTGCCCATCTCGTAGACCTTCGCGGCATCCGGCTCCATGCCGACCACGTCGGCCAGCGCTACCAGAAGCGCCAAGCACTCGCGGTCGACTTCCGCGCGGGCCTTCTTGCGCCGCTCATCAATCCGCTGCAGCTCGCTCTCGAGCATGGCTGATTGCGTGGCAATGCGGTGTTTCAGGCCAGCCAAATGGTGGGTCGTCTGGTCCCGGTGGTCCCGGATCGCGGCGGCCACTACCTCGCCGAATTCGCCCCGTATTTTTTGCAGAGCCAAGTACTCATTGAGCGAACGGCATGACCGATCCTTCTGCAATTCCTGGCGCTCGATGTCCCGGCGGGAACCATCGATCAGCAACTTCATCCACGCATCGCGCGGCAGGCTTTCGCACTTCGACAGCGCCGGCTTCTTCAGCGAGCGCCAGCCATCCGGGCCGCGGACCATCAACCCGGCGCCGGCCGGAATTTCTTCTTTCTTCAGCAGGCCGGCCGGGCACGCGAACACCACGCCGGCGGCGAACTTCAGATAGTCCGTGTATTTGCCCTTGGTCACGTCGGCGCGGAAGTCCGACATCGACACCTTGCACTCATAGGCGATGGGCTGGAACCGGCTGTAGCTCTTCGGCAGCGCGTAGACATCCGGTCGGCTGCTGCCCGCCGGGCCCAACTGCATATCAGTCCAGACCATGCGGTCGGTATTGCCACGCAGATGCATCGCCAGGTCCTCGGCCAGGCCGTCGTGCGTCCACTTCATGACTTTCTCCCCTTGATCCACTCGCGGCGCTGGGCCGCCTGCTCGCTCGGTACCGGCGAATGCATGTCGCAATGCCGTTCTGTTTCTGCTGCCTGCCAGCGCTGTGTCAGAGATTCCTTGAGGCACCGGCCCATGCCGACCCGTGCATGTGCAATGTCGCTCGCGCGCAAGAGTTCCTGTTCCTCTCCGGTGCGCGGCTTCAGGGTGAAGTGCTCGCAGGTAATGCAATTGACTGTCATGCGGCCTCCTGGTTGGGGGGATAAAAGGCGTCCATGATTCGAGCGTGCATTGCTTCGTCGCGCTCGTGCTCGCGCAGCAATTGCTGGCGCCAAGGGCCCTCCCCCGCAGCCGCGAACACGCGGACCTTGAACCAAAGCCAGATTTCCCCTCGGTCCTCGCGGTGCACGAGGCCAAGTTCGGCAGCCTTGGCCTTGATACCCTCCTTCGTCGCCGACCAGTCGGCCGCCCCGGCTTTTACGCCGTTGGCCGCGCCGGCCGGCATCGGACCCTCACGGCGCACCCAGTTCCGCCAGGTGGCTTCCCAGTCGGCTTTACGGGCGTCAGCGCCGCCCTTGGCGTGCCAGTGGTCGCGGAACACGTCGGCAACATGGCGGGTATGCTCGACCGTCCAGCTGGGTTGCTCCTTCAGCGCCCAGTCGCCCCAGCCCTTCGGCAATACCCACTCTTTCGGGAGACGAGTCGCCTTTCCGGTGGCGGCGGGTGGCGAAGCCGACCCGCTCCGACCCTTGTGAACCTTTGAGGCTTCTGCTTCTGAGTCTGCTTCTGCATCTGCTTCTGTATCTGGTGCCGTTGCTGCAACGTTGCATCCCTGTTGCGCTTCCTTCTTCTTCGCTTCTCGATGCTTGCGGGACCGCTCTGTGCTTGAGTCCGAAACGAATTGACGCTTGTCCCAGTTGCAGATGTTCCACTCGGCGTCGACAAAGCCTTTCCGCATGAAAAGCGCCTTGGTTTCCGCCAAGTCTTCGTCGCTGAGACGGAGGGCGAACGCCAGTTCATCTTCTTGCAACGTTGCAAGAGCGTTGCTGCAACGGAGGCAGAACAGCATCATCAGTCGGCGCTGCATTGCCTCCGACATGCTCTGCACCTTCGCATCGGTTGCGAACTCGGAATACATCCGGAACCACGGGTTCGACATCAGGCATCCTCCGCGGCCGCCACGGCGCAGCCACCCTGCCCGGCCAGCTTGAGCGCGCGCACGGGCACCCATCGGCGGTATGCATCGTCCCAGTAGGTGCGGCGCTCTTCCTTCGTCAGCCAGTTGCCTTGGTCAATGGCGTGGTGGCACCAGCCGCAGCCCGGTACCGTCTTCTCGTCGTCCGCCTTGATACCCATGCCCTTGCCGTGGGCCTGTTGGTTCGAGTGGCAATCCACGACCGAATCCTTGTCATGCGACGGCGCGCCAGGGATCAGCAGGTAGCAGGGCTCACCACGGCAGGCCAGCGCGTACCGCCGCTCGGCCATCGGCCGGCGCTTGGGGACCTTCTTCTTGAAGGGGCTGGGCACCAAGCCAGCCGTCCGCTTCAGCCAGGCGCTGGACCGCAGCGGGGTGCGACGCTGTAGCAGAGCACCTCGCTTCATTGGTTTCGACCTGCTCAGCACGGCTCGACCTCCAGCATCAGGCCCGGCTGGCGAGTCCGTTCAGCCTGCAGGGCGATGTAGCCGGGGTTGAGTTCGGCGCCAAGCCACCGGCGGCCGAGGCGCTGGGCGACGCTGGCCACCGTGCCCGAACCCATGAACGGGTCGAACACAATGTCGCCTGCTCGAGATCCCGCCAGGATGCACGGTTCCACCAGGGTTTCCGGGAAGGTGGCGAAGTGCGCACCGGCGTATGGCTGCGTGGCGATCGTCCAGACGCTGCGCTTGTTTCGCATCTCGGTTATTGCGCGGAAGGCCTCCCGGCCGGCTAGGTCGTTCGTCTTTCCCGCGAAGTCGCCGCGCTTGACGCTCTCGCGCACCTTCTGCGCATAGGCTTGGAGGCCTGCCTTCGTGCGGTGAAGTTCATCGCCCGCTTCGTAGGCGGCCTGGCCCTTCGCCGGGTTCACGTTGCCCGGAACACGAATGCGCCCGCGGTCCCTAAACTCCGCGTCGAAGCCATGGCCGAACCCAACGCCGGTCGGCGTAGGCCCAAACGTGGCCGGCTCCTTGATGGCGTCCGCGTCGAAGAAATACCGCTCACTGCGGGTCATCAGAAATAGATACTCATGCGCCTTGGTGCAGCGGTCGCGCACGCTCTCCGGCATCGGATTCGGCTTGTGCCAGACGATGTCCTGACGCAACCACCAGCCGGCATCTTGCAGCGCAAATGCGAGGCGCCACGGCTGTCCAACCAGGTCTTTCGGCTTCAGCCCTTCGACGCGCACGTCGCTGCGCGGGATCGGTGTGTCGTCTCGCCGGCGGCTGGCCGTCATCCCGGCCGGAATCCCCTTGGACGCGGTGTTGCCTCTGTTGCTCGAGCTGCTGTCGCCTGCGGCTGCGCGGCTACCGGCATAGCTGTCGCCCATGTTCAGCCACAGCGTGCCGTCCTCGTTCAGCAACTGGCGGCAGAGGCCGAAGACCTCCACCATGTTGTCCAAGAACTGGCGCAGTGTCGGTTCCTGTCCGATCTGCCCAGCATGGCCATAGTCGCGCAAGCCCCAGTACGGCGGGCTGGTCACGATGCACTGCACGCGCACACCAGCGGCGATCAGGTCGCGCATGACGTCGCGGCAGTCGCCTTGGTAGCAGTGGTTAGTCAGCATGCTAGGATGCCTCCCACCACCAAAAGGAGACCGCCATGGAATATCCCATCAACCTGCGTGTAGATGACGACCGTACGGGTGTTGCGTTCGCCCTGAACGTTTCTGGGTATCTGCAGGAGTTTCTGGTAAGCCGTGAGGCATTGGATGATCTTGTTGGCTTGCCAGCGCAGGCATCGAAAGACGACATGAAGGCCGCCTTTGGAAAAGCGGCGCAGCACATTTGCAACGTGGCAGTGAAGATGCGGGGAGTCCCAGGCAACAACACGGTGCTGATAGCTTCGAGCGATCTGAAATAGACCCTTCACGCTACCTCCTTGATCGCATCGATGATGTCGCGCGCCACCGGCGGGCAGACTGCGTTGCCTAGCAGGTGCACGGCGGTTCGGTGCTGCGCTGGAAGCTGGTAGTCGGCCGGGAACCCCATCGCCGCACGGCACTCGTTGGCGCTCAGCATGCGCATCTGATCGCCATTCACCAACGCCCAGCGATCGCGCGTGGTGATGGTGCCGAGCGGGCGAGCCAAGCTGCGACCCGTGGTGCCCGATCCGCTGCCGTAGTACGGCATGACGAAGCGGTCACCGTATGTCCGGCGCCCTTGTGCGATGCGCGCCAGCGTGGCGGCAGCGCGGCCGGGCTTCTCGATAGGCGACCATTTGCCGGCCGAGAAGTCGATGATGTCGGCGGCCGGCACGTGCTCGCGCTGAGGCAGTTGAAGCAACAACGGCCGACTGCTGCGGCTCAGCACGAGGAAGAGCCGTTCGCGGTGTTGCGGCACCCCGTGGTCGGCTGCATCCACCAGGTGCGGTGCGACTTGGTAGCCCAGAGCCTGGACCGCGAGACGCCACGCTGGGTACAGCGCCCATTCCACGAATTCCCTGACGTTCTCGACCACGCCAAACGCCGGCCGGTGGTACTCCAGTGCGGACACCACAGCCCACGCCGTCGAGCGACTTGCATCGTGCTGCGGGTTGTTCGCAGCTTTGCCGCGCGCAGGCGAATGACCTTGGCAACAAGGGGATGCCAACAGCAGGTCGTGAGCCGGCACCTCCGACCAGTCGGCCTGGTGGAGGTCTTGGCAAACATGGGTGGTGCGGGGATGGTTGGCGGCATGGGTCTGGACGGCTACCCAGGAATGATTGCCTGCCCACTTCACCCGGACGCCAGCCATCTCGGCGCCTTCTGTGAAACCGCCGCCACCGGCGAACAGGTCGACTGCGATCATGCTGCGGCCTCTCCTTACACCGCTGCGGCCGTGGCCGGCGCAGTACGCGAGGGTTCGTCAGCCAGCTTCAACAGTTCCTGCGGCTTGCCGGTGTGGAGATCCTTGATGCTGCCGCACACGACCAGGCGCTTGGCGTCGAGCAACTCGCGCACGCGGCCGCAGACGCTGGACAGCTTCATGTTCGTGCGACGCGAGATCTCTTCGCGCGTCAGCTTCACGCCCTCGCCTTCGAAGGCATTGACTACCATCTGCTGGCTCGCGCAGAGATCCTTGACCGTCAATGCGTGATACGAGTCGAACTGCGTGCCCGAGACACGGCGGCCCGAGCGGGTGCTGTAAATTTGTTCCATGTTTCTCCCCGGCTTTCCGGTAAATGACGTAGGTACGCGGCGCCTGTATCGGCGCGCTGCGGTCAGGCAGCCTTCATTGCCTCGATTTGCGATTCCAGCTCGCGGATGCGGCGCTGTTCGTTCGTTTCACGAGTGGTCACGAACCCGCAGACGCTGTCTTCGTACTGGCGAATGGCCCAGTTGCCGCACAGAGCCTGGAACTTGATGCGGAAGTCGAACGGCAAGTACTTCTTCCCGCTCAGGATGTTGGAGAGGTGCGACTTGGGCATGCCCAAGATCGCCGCAGCATCCGAGATCGAATAGCGGACGCGACGTTTCGCCCAGCAGAAGACCGTCGCATCTGCCTCGTGGCGCAGGCGAGCGATCAGATATGCAGCAACCATCTCCGGCTCCCCGACGACTTCGAAAAACGGCATTTCTCGTTGCATCGTTCGCTCCCCCACACAAGTTCCACTTGTTCTTGGTGTTGTTCCACGTGCCAAATCGACACAAAAAAACGATGCTTAATGCATCGCATTTGCTGAGACGCCACGAAGGCGCCCCAATGAACTCAACCCTTCTTCTTCCGCTTCCCGCTCGATGCGCCGACTGGCGGCTGGGTGTCGTCGCTTGCGTCCTGGCTGTACCGGATGTCCTTCAGGAACAGGCCGGGATGGGCGATCTTTACGGACGGCGGGATTCCTCTAACCTTCCAGTTATGGATGCGCTGAACCCCACCTTTCCGGAGGTCATAGCCCAAGAGCCTTGCCACCTCGGCAGGGCCGCCGAGGCTTTCGATGAGTTGCCAGTCAGCGTGGGCGGTGGTCTGTTTCGCGTTCATGGCCATATTAAACACGACGTTTAATAAGAAGTCAAACACCGTGTTTATCAACGAAACGTTTACTCGTGAGAACATCCGCGGCATGCACGAAACCATGGTTCGCCTCTACGAGGCCGCGAAAAAACTTAGGGGGCTGGAGACGCCGACGGAGGTGGCTCGGGCGCTTAATCAATCACAACAGACGATCAACAACTGGGAACGGAGAGGCATCTCCCAGGGCGGGATGCTCAAGGCTCAGACTGAGATCGGGTGTAGTGCAACGTGGCTGCAGACGGGCGCGCCTCCCATGGAGGCTGTCAAGCCAAGATCCGGCGCAGATCAGATAGAAGCAAGACTTAACGAGAAGTCTGAAGCAGCCGCTTACAATCCACCGCCAACGGCCGCCAAGACGCTCTCCGGCGTAACGGTGCGGCCGATTGTTACCTACGAGAGCCTGGAAGAACTCCCAAAGGAGTCGACGGTTCTCGTAACGAGGATTGATGTGGAATTGTCGGCGGGGAATGGGAAGGAGACTTGGCACATCGAAGAGAAGGAGCCGCTGCCGTTTCAGGCGGACTACATCCGACGCCTCGATGCCAAGCCGAAGAATCTGGTGGCGGTCAAAGTTACTGGGGATAGCATGGAGCCGCGGCTATTCGACGACGACTCCGTGATAGTGGATCGCGCGGACACACGCGTGCCCGCCAATGGTGGCGTATTTGCCCTTGTCTATGCTGGCGAGATGTTAGTGAAGCGCCTTTTCCAGCTCCCAGGTGGCACCCTGAAAATTGTCAGCGACAACCACGAACGGTATGAGCCAATCCTCCTTCAGCCTGATCAGGTCGAGCACATTTCGGTGATTGGCCGCGTCAAGTACCGTTCCGGGATGGGCGATTTCTGATCGTGTTGGTGGCCATGTCAGCGCCGGAGTCTGCCACTACGTGGCTGTGATTGTGAAGCCGTCGGCTAATCGGCTGGACTGAAGACAAAAGAATTCCAACAACCCACTAAAGGGAAACAGCATGGGGTCGTACGTCAATAAGAATCTGGGCGCAGGAGAATCAGTTGTCAGAGAGGCCAAGACCTCATGGGTCCCATACTTGCCCGCCGTCATACTAGGCGTTGTCACGCTACCCCTCTATGGCGTCGGCATCCTGATCATCGTCGGCGTTTGGCTCACTATCTGGTCGACGGAACTGGCCGTCACCAACCGCAAGGTCGTCGCGAAGGTCGGCTTCATCCGCCGCGACACGATCGAAATGCGCTTAGGAAAGGTTGAGAGTGTTCAGGTAAAACAGTCCCTCATCGGCCGCATGTTCAACTACGGGACCATCATCATCTCAGGTGCAGGCAACCCCCAGGCGCCCATCCGGAACATCGCGCGTCCACTTGAGTTTCGGCGTGCTGTGAATGAACTCGTGGAGACACAGCCGGCAGCCTGATTACCCATTCAGCTCGCCGCCTAGTCCGAGCCCGCCACCCGGCGGGCTTTTGGTTGCCCCTACCCTCTCATCCGCAGCTCCGCCCTCACCCTTTCATCCAGCCCCACCCGGTAGAGCGTAGCGCCCACCGTCAGCAACGCCACCCATATTTCCTCGGGCATTCTCTCGTCAGCCAGCATCTGCACCAGGCCGGCTACTGCGTCATCCACGGGCAATTCCTCATCCCCAAGCGCCATGCGCTCGAAGGCGGCGATCACGTCTTTCGGGTCCATGGCGGCCTCCCTGTGTGTTTAGGCGACGGGGCGAGCCATCCTGGATGCACCCAAAAATTAAACGCTGCGTTTGACATTGTCATAAACACCGTGTTTAATACTCTTCATCGACGCACCACCCGGCGCGTCCCACCAGATGGAGAGCGACATGGTTTCAGCGGTCAGAGAGCGCCACCGACCCAACGGCTCGGGCGGCATCTATACCCTGCGCGGCAAGGACCAGCAGGCCGTTGAAGAACGCGCCCGCTCGCGCTTCAACACGATCGACGCCATGCGTAGCCCGTCCATGGGCCTGCCGCGCAAAGATGGTGCCACCGGAGATCACATCGTCGAAGTCCGTTACTACGGCCTTTGAGGGGGGCGCCATGGCTACCACCATCACGATCACCCACAACGGCACCACCCTGCAGGTGTCTGGCACCTACCGCCGCGGCTATGACGCCACGCTCGAGCAACCGGGGGAGGACGAATGCTTCGAGATCGACGCGATCACCGACAGCGGCGTCGATGTCACCCACCTGCACGACCTGGACGAGATCGCCGGCCTGGCGCTTGAAGCGCACCTGGACCGCGAGGAATACGAGGCCTGCGAGGCGACCGACCGCCAGCGAGACGAGCGCCGTTTTGCCTATGGGGTGGCGGTATGAAGCCAGAAATCACAAAGGGGCCGTGGCGCGTCGAACCATTCATCGTCGACGGCAAAACCGTCTCCATTCAAGTTCGCGGCCCAGCCAGGGACGATAACGCGCGCGGCCTCATCCTGGCCCAGACCTCGTATGCATCCGATGAGCCGCAGCGGATTTGCTATGTCGAAACCGAAGCTCAGGCGCTGATCAATGCGAAGGCGCTGGCTGCAGTTCATGACCTGCTGGCCGTCGCCGTCGAAGTGGACCGCCTCCTGACCAAACAGCGGTGGAACGTCGACGGGCCGCACCCCGAGAGCCAGCTGCTTGCTGCTGCACGCGCCGCAATCACCAAAGCCATTGGAGAGCAGCAATGACTGCAGAACAAGCGGCAATGCGCCAGGCCGCGCGCGAGAACCTGCAGCGCGAACTGTTGCACGAGCTCCAACTGGCGCACCGGATCATCCTCAACGCGCTGGCAGTCATGACCCCCGAGCAGAAATCGGAGTGGGCCGCCAGGAACATCCTGAGCGGCAATGATAGCGAAGGCACCACCCGCGCCCACGAGCGCGAGGCCGTCATCGCCAAGGCTCTCGGGAGCGCAACGTGAGCCAAGACAATCTGCGCGAGATACAGACTCGCAGCCGCGCCATCGCCTATTACGTCCTCGGCCTGTTCGCGGTAATCGCGGCAGCGCACGAGATCGCCCTGCACTTCGGAGGTTGACCATGATTTCCAAGAACACGGATCTGCGCCACATCGTCACCGGCGTGAAGCTCTCCCGCGCCGAGCGGATGGAGGCGCAACTGCGCCACCTGGTGGCGTCAAACCACGCCCAGCACCAGCAGCGCAAGGCTGAGAACGCCCGCCGCGGCATCTCCCTGCGCGTTGCCATCGGCTGCGCTCACGTGCCCGAGGCAGTAGCAAGGGCCTTCGCCTATATCAAGGTCGCCTAACGGCCCGCCATTCAAAGAGGAATCCATGGGAGCACCTGAAATCGAAGTTCTGGACCCGGTCCGGGCTGAGCCGATTACCGGCCTTGCGGTGTACGACGCCATCGAGGCCGGCCTTGCTGAACTGCGTACGGCCGGCGCCGAGGCCTTTGATGTGAAATCGACGGCCGGCAACAAGGCTGCCCGCGAGTTCGTGCAGCGCTGCGTGGCAACCCGCACCGCCACTGATGAGGCCTACACGAACTGGAATCGCCCGATTCTGGACACGCAGAAACGGGTACGCGACAAGCGCGACGAGATCCTGATAGCGGTGAAGGCGATCGAGCAACCGGTCAAGGATCAGATCGACGCCGAGCAGAAGCGCAAGGATGAGGAGCGCATCGCCAAGGCCCGTGCCGAGAGCGCGCGGATCGGCGCCCACCAAGCCTGCCTGAACGCGATCGCCGCCCTGCCGAGGGATTACCTGAGCGCGTCCGTCGCCGACGTGGCCGCTGCGATCCTCGACCTGGAGTCGCCGGAGTATCTAGGCCAGCGTGACTGGGAGGAATACTCCGACCAGGCCAAGGAGACGGCCGAGACCGCCCTGACCACCCTGCGCGCTCACCTTGAGAACGCCAAGGCACGCGAGGAACTGGCCGCCATGCGTGCCCAGCAGGAAGCCGAAGCCGCCGCCCGCCGTGCCGAGGAAGCCAAGGCCGAGGCCGAGCGCAAGCGCGTGGCCGGCATCAAGGAGCGCATCCACGCGATCGAGACTTCCCCCTCGACCTGCATCGGTCTAGGGGTGAAGCAGATCCAGCAGCGCATCGACGCGCTGGCCGCCGAAGCCGCCGACGACTTTGCCGAGTTCCAGGCCGAGGCCGGCGCCGCTATCGAAGCCGCGCTGGGCAACCTGAACACCATGCTGGAAGCCGCGCGCGATGCCGAGGAACTGGCCCAGCTGCGCGCCGACCGGGCCCGCCGCGAGCAGGAAGAGAAGGACGCTGCCGCCCGCCGCGAGCGCGAAGAGCAGGAAGCCAAGGCAGCCGCCGAGCGTGCCGAGCGCGAGGCCGAAGAGCGCCGCCAGGCGGAAGCCCGCGCCGCCGAGGAAAAGCGCCAGCGCGAGGAAGCCGAGGCCCGCCGCCGCGAGCAGGTAGCGGCCGAGAATGCAGCGCAGCGCGTGCGCGAGCAGGCCGGCACGCTGCTGGCTCTGTTGGTCGAAGCCCGCGCCCATGTGTCAGCCGGCGACCTGGCCGACCGCATCGACGCCGCCATCATCGCAGCCACCGGGAGCGCCGCATGACCCAGCAGGACCTGCCCCAAGTGGAAACCACCCTGACGCCGGCGCCGGCCGGCGGCATGGGCCCGATGTACACCGCTCTGGCCAAGGCGCAAGGCGCCTTCCAGTCGATCGAGAAAAACCGCACGGTCATCATAGACATCAAGGACAAGGACACCGGCCGCAAGATCGGCTCCTACGACTTCCGCTATGCGGACCTGCAGGAGATCCGCGAGAAGACCACCCCGGCCCTGTCCGCCAATGGCCTGTGCCTGTTCCAGTTGGTGACCGAGGAAGGCAATGGCACGGTCATTCGCACGGTGCTGGGCCATACCAGCGGCGCCGAGATCACGGCCGTCATGCGCGTGCAGCGCGGCGACGGCGACATCAAGAAGTTCGGCGCCAACATCACCTACCTGCGTCGGTACGTCGTGACCGCCCTGCTTGGCGTGGCCGCGGACGATGACCTGGACGAGGACCGCGAGCCAGGTGCAGGCGAAGGCCTGTCTCCGGTACAGCCCGAGGTGCACACCGGCATGCGCGACGCCAAGACCATCGGCGAACTGAGCAAGGTCATGGGCGCCCTGGAGAAAGGAGAAAAGGCGAAGTACTCCGACTACTTCAACCAGCGCATGCAGGAGCTGCGCGTGGCTACGCAGGAGGCAGCATGAGCGCCAAGCATACGCCGGGGCGCGCGGTCATGCCCATCATGGGCGCCACGCTGTTGAGCGAAATCCCCTTCGCAATGATCGCCCCGCACGAGGCGCAGGCCCAGCGGAATCACGGCCAGTCTCTGGAGCGGATTGCGCAGCGTGGTGGGCTGGCTGCTTGCGAAGCCCTCGACATCATCGAGGGCCGCCGCTGGGGATCCGCAAAGCCCTGCATCGAAAACGAGCGATACCTTATCAACAAGGTGCGTGCGTGGCGAGCCGCCAAAGCCACCGGAGAAGCAGTATGACCTGCACCCAAGAGCGCTTCGAGCGCGACGTCGCCGAGCACCAGATGACTGTGCTCCACGAGGACGGCGTGTACCGCCACATCCGCTTCCGCAGGCCCGACTCATCGAGTATGCACTTCGACTTGATCACCTACCCGAGCTATCTAGTCTACTCAGGCGATATGGGGTGCTACGTGTTCTCGCGCCTGACGGATATGTTCGAGTTCTTCCGCACTGACCGGCTCCACAGGAAAGACCCGAGCAAGCTTTACATCAACCGCGGCTACTGGTCCGAGAAGCTGCAGGCCGTAGACGGCTCGCGTCGCGGTGGCAATGCTACCGAGTTCTGCGAGGAGAAATTTACCCGGGTCATCAACGAGTACCGGGTCAACTGGATCCGGGAGGGCCGCGAGAGCCTCACCAAGGTCCAACGCCGCGAGCTGTGGGAAGCCGTGGATGATGACGTGCTGCGCTACCTCGACGAAGGCGAGCATTCCGTCTACCCAAGAGCCAACGACTTCTCCTGGTCCGTCGGTCGCGACACCCACCACTATCACTTCGCGGATCTGTGGGAGCACGACTTTACCGACTACACCTTCCACTTCACCTGGTGCTGCTACGCCATCGCTTGGGCGATCGGCCAGTACGACGCAGCGAAGGCGCCTGCAGCAGCGGAGGCAGCGTGAGGATCGTCACCTGCACCCAAGGCTCGCCTGCGTGGCACGCGGCTCGCAGTGGCGTGATTACCGCCAGCATGTTCCGTGTCGCTCGGTCGCGCAAGAAGAACGGCGAGCGCACTGACGAAGCCCTCAACTACGCCTTCCGCTTGGCTATCGAGCGCATCAGCGGCGCGCCGCTGGATGGCGGCTTCGAGACGTGGCAGATGCGTCGCGGCCAGGAACTGGAGGCGGACGCTCGCATCGCGCACCAGGCCGATATAGGCGAGTTCGTTGAACCGGTCGGCATGGTGCTGTCCGACGACGGCAACTTCGGCGCCAGCGCAGACGGCTGGATCCGCAAGGACGGCGGCGCCGAATACAAGTGCCTCATCGCGCCGGACGAGCTGCGCACGGTGCTGATCGACCACGACCTGAAGAAGTTCGATGACCAGGTGTACGGGAATCTGTGGCTGTCCGGGCGCTCCTGGTGGGATTTTGCCCTGTACTGCCCCGCCCTGAAGGCCATCGGCAAGGACTTCTTCCGCTGGCGCATCCAGCGGGACGAGGAGTACATCGACGCCATGGTGGAAGACCTGATGGACTTCGACCGCCTGGTGCAAAGCAACGTGGCCGAGCTGCGCAAGCTGGCCGCCTGACCCAACGGAGACCGAATATGTGGTTTCGCAACCTCACCCTCTACCGGCTACCCAACTTCGATCTGAGCGCCGAGGAACTGACCCATGCGCTGTTGGGGCACGCCTACATCCCGTGCACCGACCTGGAAATGTCCTCGCAAGGCTGGGTCGCACCGCGCGACGGCGGCGGCCTGGTGCATAGCGTCAACGGCCAAATGCTCATCACCCTCTGCGTCGAGAAGAAGCTGTTGCCGGCAGCCGTGGTCAACGAGGCAACCCGAGAGCGCGCAGCGGAGGCCGAGGAGAAGCAAGGCTTCAAGCCCGGCCGCAAGCAACTGCGCGAGATCAAGGAAGCTGTCACCGACGAGCTGCTGCCGAAGGCCTTCAGCATCCGGACCAAGATTGCCGCGTGGATCGACCCCGCCAACGGCTGGCTGGCGATCGATGCGCCCAGCAGCGCAAAGGCTGACGCCCTCACCGGCTACCTGTTCAAGTCCGTCGACAAGCTGGAACTGGCTACCGTGCGCGTCAAGCATGCGCCGGTGGCCGCAATGACAGAATGGCTCGCCACCGACTCCGCACCTGCCAGCTTCACGATCGACCAGGACGCCGAGCTGCGCGCCACCGGCGAAGGCCGCGCCACCGTGCGCTATGTGCAGCATGCTCTGGAGCAGGCGGACGTGAGCCGCCACATCGCCGCCGGCAAGCGCTGCACCCATCTGGCCATGACGTGGAATGACCGCGTCTCGTTCGTGCTGACCGACGGGCTGACGATCAAGCGCGTTGCGGCGCTGGATGTCATCAAGGAAACCGCCGGCGCGACAGAGCAGACCGCAGACGAGGCCTTCGACGGCGACTTCCTGCTCATGGCCGGCGAGCTCGGCCGCATGCTGGCGGACCTGATCGACGCGCTGGGCGGCGAACAGGCGCCCGAGGCGCCTAACGACCTGGTATCCGCTGCGGAGGATGCGGCATCGCCGGCAAGCGGGGAACCCGACCCGCTTTACCCTCAAGCCGTGGATCTTGTCCAGAAGGCCAAGCGCGCCAGCATCTCGCTGGTCCAGCGCCATCTCTGCATTGGTTACAACCGCGCGGCGCGCCTGCTCGATCAGATGGAGGGCGGCCGCATCGTCTCCCCCATGAGCTCCGACGGCAGCCGCAAGGTTCTGGCCGGAGCGACATCATGACCAAGAGGACTTGGGTTACTTGGTCGCCGGCCGAGGATGCCATCCTGGGCGAGCTGTGGGCATCGGATCGCCCCCTCAAGGAAGGCCTGCATCGCCTGCCGAGGCGGACGCACCGCGCTGCGGTCGCTCATGGCTATGAGCTCGGGCTCGGCGAGCGCACGATCAAGCGTGACTACTCGCCGACCTGGGAAGCCATCAAGGCTGTCTTGGCCAACCAACGCCTGAGCGCGAAGGCGCTGGCAGTGCTTACCGGCGCCTCGTTGCGCGCCGTCTCGCAACAGCTCGCCGATCACCATGGCGAGGACGTCCACATTGCGAACTACAGCAAGGCCAATGCCCGTGGGATACCCACCGCGCTCTGGGTTCTCGGGAAGGGTGAGGACGCAGCGCGCCCGCCACGGACCCCGCTGAGCGAGATCTACAAGCGCCAGTACCGGCGCCTGAAGGAAGACCGCCCCGACCTGCTGGGAACCAAGAACGCCGCCATGCGCCTGCGCTACGCAGAAAAGACCGGGAAGCTGATTCGGCGCGACCCTGCAGCCGCCTGGATCCCAGCTGCCCAGCCAGCCACGCACGGCGTCTCGCAATACGGTGCGCAATGACTGTGTGCCTCATATCCCTGATCGTGAGCGTGCTGGGCCTTCGGATCGCTATGGCAGTCGGCCTGAGAGCCCAGCACAACTTCATGAAGAAGCTGGCCCAACCCATCCATGACCACAGAAATGACCTCTAACAAATACGCAAAGCTCGACGCCCTGGTGCTGGACCGAATCGGCAAGGGCCATAACCAGTTCGCCACCATCTTCACCGGCGACGTCAAAACGGAATGCGAACGCATTGCCAAGGAGGAGGAAGACACCCGCCGGTCGACCTACGGCATCGACCCGTTCCGGATCTGCGATCGGCGACTGCAGGCGATGCGTCGCGCCGGGAAGATCCGCTTCAACGGCAGCGGCCAGGACAAGGGCTGGGAGAAGATCGGAGGCCAGGCATGAACGAGAAGAACGAAAAGCAGGCGCTGCTCGATGAACTGGACTGGTGCATCGAGAATGGTATGTCTGGGCCGCGAAGCAAAGAAGCGCTGGTAGCCGCTCGCGCGGCGCTGGCGCAGCAACCGCAAGGCGAGCCGCGATCTCACCTTCGGCAGTGGTCCGACGTGATTGCCCAGCTTCCTGTCTCGCGTGAAGCCGCTCCCGTAGCGCAGGGGCTGACGGACGAGCAGATTCGAGCGGTTTCCGTGAAATATGCCGCGTTCGTCGAGGCCGGGAAATACGACATCACCAAGTATGACTGCGAGGAAGATTTCTTCAACTGTGTCCGCGCCATCCTCGCCCAATCCGCCGTTACGGCACCCTTACAGGGTACGCAGGAGCCGAGCGCCAGCGCGCACTTCACGATGGAGCAGATGCAGGAGTACGCCGAGGGGTACTACAACGGGCGCGTGCAGACCGAGCGGAGCGCCAGCGGGCAACAGGCAGTAAGCGATGCCGACATTTCAGCCGCGCTTGAATTCATGGTGGACGCAGACAGCGCGGAAAAGATGCGCAGCGTCTGCCGGCAGTTGCGGCCTGATCTGGTTGCGGAGCTTGTCCGGCGCCGCATTATTGACGAGAAGTACGCACCCGCCGCCCCTGCGCCGACTCAGGGTACGCAGGAGCCGAGCGCCAGCGCGCAACAGGCGGAGCCGGTGGTTACCGCCATCCCGCCAGAAGCTGGCTATATCGGCTGGGTATTCACGCAGTATCCGGATGGCCGAATCGAGGTGATGCGACCCGACCAACAGAGCCAGTGTCTGAACATCAAAGACCTGCCGGTCAGATGGGCCGCGCTGTTCCATGAGATGGCGCGAGCCCTAAGCCTGCCTCTCGCCGCACCTGCGCCGAGCGCATCGCCTGCCGAGCAGATAGAGGATGCGGAGCCGACTGCATGAGCCGCCTACGAATCCAACTGTGCGAGCTCAATCGGGTCGTCATCGCCCTTCCCGCCAACATTCACCAGAACGTTGCGCTTGCCGCAACTCGGGCAGATGAAATAGCAGCCGTCGTCGTCAATCGAAGGATTGGCGAGCTCGAACGACATTTCGAAACCGCATTGCTTGCAGGTCCACATGGCGGCCTCCTTGCAGATCGGAGAATCCCAGCATGATAAAGGAACGCCCCATCTTCTTCAGTGGTCCCGTACTTTGCCACCCTCGATGTCCGGAAGACACAGCCGCGGGGAGTCAAGCGCTAGGCTTGAACAGGGCCGCGATGGCAACAAGCAACGCAACCACCGAAATGGCCACAGAAACAATCGAAATGCCCAGTGCCCAACGGGCAGATTTGGCCTGTGACTCGGTGGCAGTAACACCGCGCTCCGATCGCGCGGCCTCTGCCACAGCGTCCGTTGCGGCAGCGTGTCGCTCCCACGCATCGATCATGCGCAAATTGGCTTCACCGTACACGCCCGAGGCACGCCGACGCTCGAACTCATCCGGCCCCAGTTTGTCTCGCTCGGCCTGTACTTCAGCAATGGACTTGAACGCCATGGAGGCCTCCATTTTTTTCGGGGATCGTAGCATGAAGCACCTGACCACCCAGACCCTCGACGGCGAGGCCGGCTGCATCCTTTCCGACTGCGAGCAGTACCGGTACCGCCTCTGGCGCGAATGGGACGCCAGCCGGCCGGCGCTGGGGTTCATCATGCTCAACCCGTCTACCGCCGACCACCAGGTCAACGACCCGACCATCACCAGGTGCATGCAGCGGGCGCTGGCCGGAAAGTACGGCCGGCTGGAGGTGGTCAACCTCTTCCCGCTGCGCTCGACGGATCCGGCCGGCCTGCAGACGCATTCGGCGCCACTCGGGCGCGAGGACATCGCCAACGGCGCGGTCATGGATGCGATCAACCGATGCTCGCTGGTGATCTGCGCCTGGGGCGCGCACAAGGCGGCGCCGGCGCGCGCGGCCGAGGTGCTGCGGATCGTCAGGATGTGCGGACGCGGCAACCTGCTGCACCATCTGGGCATGAACAAGGATGGCAGCCCGAAGCATCCCCTGTACATCGCAGCCAAAGTGCAACCGCAGCCTTTCACAGCATGACTGAAGCGGCGGCACATATCATGGAAACTACCCGGAGAGATTGGGGCAAACTGATGGAATCCCTGACCTTGACCAAGGAAGAAATCACCGAAGCCACTGGCTACCGCCGCCCGGCTGACCAGCTTGCCGCCCTTCTTAAGGCCGGCATCCCTGCTGATCGCCGCCCAGACGGAAGTGTGCGGGTATGGCGCCATCACCTGGTGGGCATCGGTGGCGGCAAGCCCAAAGCGCCGCGGCGCCGGCCCGAGCTCGCCTCTGACAGGAAGGCAGCATGATCGGCCGGCGCAAAAAAGCTTCCCCGCTCCCCTCGCGCGTCTATGAGAAGAACGGCGCCTGGTACTTCGTGGACATCCGACGGAAGTGGCACAAGCTCTGCCGCGTCAGCGATGGCTTGACCGCGCTCTATACCGCGCTGGCAAACATCAACCGCGACTTGGACGAGCGGCAGACGAACACCATGCCGGCCTTGGTTGATGCCTGGCTCCTGGCCAAGCTCGGCTCCTACGCCACCAAGACCCAGGAGGAATATCGGCGCATGGCTACGTTCATCCGCTCAGAGTTCGATGCACAGTGGCTCGTCGAGGACGTGGAGCCCAAGGACATCGCCCGCTTCCTGGACAAGCATTTCGAGGCGAAGCCGAACGCCAGCAACAAGTATCGGGCGCTGCTGTCGGTGATGTTCACGTTTGCCGTCCGGAAGGGTCTACGGAACGCCAACCCGGTGAGCGAGGTTGCCGGGGCGACCGAGGGCAAGCGTGATCGATACATCACTGACGCCGAACTCGACGCCGTGCGCGCCGCGGCGTTGCTTGGAAACGACGACAAGCCCACGCCGTCCGGGCCGCCAATCGTCGCGCTGATCGACCTGGCCTATCAGACGGCGCAGCGCATTGGCGATCTGCTGGCGCTGAACTGGTCAGACGTGAGCGCAGATGGGATCATGTTCCACCCCGCTAAAACGGTGAACAGCTCGGGCGTGCGCATGCTGGTCGAGATGACGCCAGACCTGCAGGCGACGCTGGACAGCGCCAAGGCTGGCAAGGTGAAGGCAATCGGCCCAGTGATTTGCACGCAGGCGGGCGGCAGGTTCACCTACAGCGGCGCCCAGACGGCGTGGAAGAGGGCCTGCCAGCGCGCCAGGCAGCGGTACGAGAAGGCATGCGGGGAGAGTGGCGAGATGCCAGATCCGCGCCACTTGGTCGGGATGCATTTCCACGACCTGCGGGCGAAGGCACTGACGGATCTGCGAAGGCAAGCCGGAGCGGCTGCAGCCCAAGCCCTCGCAGGCCATACGACCGCCGAAATGACCGCGCACTATACGAAATCGCGCGAGATCGAGCGCGTCACCCCCGTCAAGGTTGAGCATCGATAGACATGCGCTGTCACGGCTCCTATTTTGTGGGCAATGAAAAATTGCCCTTTCCCGTTGTCACAAAGTGCTGGAGCGGGGCAAAAGATGGGCACTTCTTCGCCACCTCTTCCAAATCGAGATGCTCAGCCACAACAGGATTGTGTGTGCGATGAGAGTACAATGGCCTTTGCTTATCGCGGCAGAGTTTTTCGAGCCGCTCCTTTGGACCCTCCACATTTTCCGGGCGGTCGAACGGCTTCAACGCTTTCGCAGCAGCATTGATTTTTCCAACTGCGTTCAGATCAGCAAGAATCCAAGCCTCGATTTCCTCGCGCGGGACAAGAATGCAAAAATTACCCTTAATTCCAGATGGACGGATTATTCGATTAATAACCGCTTCGCGCCGCTCTTGCTCACTGGAACTATCCGCATCGTAGCAAATTACGAACCGACTACAGCGGAGCGTCGCTAACAATTTTAGAGTTTTCCCACCATCCTTGAGCATTTCGGTAGCACCATTAAACCCATAAGGGCGGATGGATAGGGAATTATCTTTAGCCAGGCGACGAATAATAACCTTTAAAGTCTGCGCATCGGATTTATCTTCTCCCAACACTCCGTACATTCGTCAGCCTCCAATAAGCTCGACAAAGCTTGCCAGAGCGCCCTCGTCAGCCAAAAACTGCTTCGCCGCCTCGACCTCTTCCGACGACAGTGGCCGAACCGTGGTTGTCCCGTCCACTGATTCGACCAGCCGAACTTCTTCCGGTGCGATGCTGTTCAGAAGTACAGAGGAGTGGGTCGCAACAATAAACTGCCCCTTTTCAGCATAATTTCGGACAAGATCCGCAATTTTATAAAGCAGACCGGAATGCACACCATCTTCTGGTTGCTCAATGAGCGCCACCGAATACTTATCAAGCACCAAATGAGCAAGCAAATGCAAGACTCGCCGCGTACCAAATGACAAGTCACTATATGGGAAATACCGCTTCTGACCGATTGGTTTATAAGAAACGAATTGAAACCTCCCACCGTCCTTTGAGTCATGGTCCATTCCAGGATGATGGAAGTCCATAAACTTGATTTCTGACAGTAGGCCGACTCCGTTCTCGCCGAGGAGCGCCTGCAACTCTTCCAGAGCCGCATTATCTTCCGCCTTCGCTCGAAATAGCTTGAACGCCAATTCACGACCCGACGACACCCGACCAGCTTTGCCCGCAAGCCACTTCTTATACTCAGACTCCCTAAACAGCAGCGATTCTAAGGAGGGCTTGAGATCGAACAGGGCATAGTAGCGTACGCCCATAAAAAAATCGCGTATGTCAGAGGCCAATGCTCGCACCGCATCTTCTTGGGGACGAATCGAGATAAGCGCTGGCACGCTGCCAATTTCTTCGCCAATCTGGAAGTCCTCGCCGCCCAGCCTCAGCTTTGAATTATGGCGGTCAAAAATCTCGATCGGACTCGAACCGGACAGATCGACCAGATGCTCGCGAAAAGTCTCTATGGCCTCCTCGTCCTGCGTCGTCGTATCCCGAATCTGCCGGTACAGCAACCGGCGCCCGCTAATCGTGAACTCGACTTCAGCCTGCCCATGCTTGGTCTCCATGAGCTCATCTTCCCTGACTTCCTCGCCATCTTCGCTGCGAAGCTGACCGGAAATCGACTTGGCAAGCCACTCAATTGCCTTGAGAACATTTGTCTTCCCGGCCCCATTGCGACCCACGAGCAACGTGAGATCGCTCATGTTGTCGATTTGCACATCGCTACAAGAGCGGAAGCTACGGATAAATAGGCGGTGAATCAT